TATTGATTCTTTTATTTGATCTGAAATAATAACATTTATTGCTGGCGAAAAGTTTTCAAATAAACTGCCACGAATATCACTACCTATAAGAGAATCAAAAAATCTTTCTGATGGAATAGTCTCCACCAAATTTCTTACAGATCTTGTTATAGCACGTTCATTCAGCAAAACAGGAAGATCTTTTGTCACTGGATGTGGTGCAAAAGATAGACTTATGTCTTTAAATCCTCTTGATAAGCGATTTTGTGCCATTGAATAGGTATTTGCTATACTATTTCCTCTGTTTATTTATGAGGGTTTTATGTATTTACATTAAAAAACGCCCTAGTGGGCGTTTTTGAGTTATTTACCTTGTCCTCTATACCTCTTTTTAGCTTTATTACGTGAACTAGCAGAGTATTTTGTATGCTTACCTCTACCCTGTTTGGTTTTCTTTGGTGTAGCTTCAATATAATCAGCAGTTCCCAATGCACCTGCTTTTACTTTAGCCATTCATTCCCTCCGTTAGAAATTGATTAATAGTTGATTCTTTAATTTTATATGAATTAAGTGCCTTATCATCAATCAAAAGATCATAATGCGTCTTTCCCATAATAAGTTGGTGAAACTTTACACCCCAAGAATCTAATTGTTTTGTGGTTTTATTATACAACATATCATAGATTTTTTCAACATCCCCATTAAATTGCGACATTCCTCTTGCTGTATAGATTTTGATGTAATTATTCTCATAAAGAGAATTTACTAAATCGATTACTTTTGGATATGGTTTGCAATAATCATACTTATCAGGACCATAATGCTCATATCCAGTAGGACGATAGCATATTACATCATCCAAATCAAATGCAATAACTTTTTGTTTGCTCATGTAACAACTTTAACTGTGATTTGATTCTTTTCTTGATTACTCTATCAGAATCTGGAAACTGTGACTTAATTTCATTAATAAAATCTGGGTTAGATAATACATAATGACAAGAAGTCATAATTAACTGATCTTTTGAGATCCTATTGATATTTGTAATCCACTTCTTCCATTTACCTGAATTATAGCATATATCATATAACCTATCAAATAGATGATTATCTTTCTTACATTGCTCCAAATAGTATTCTGATTCTATTTGACCGAACTCTGGTGCGATATTAATAGCATCCAATCCACTCTCAAACCTTACTTCAACATCAAATGAGTCTATTAGATAATCTCCATTATGTTCTTTACTCATTAACCCATACTTTTTAACAACTTTAATAAACTTCTTCAATCTTCTCTTATTAAAGTTACCAGTATTAGTTCTGGTTGATAGATCTAAACCTGTACCAGACTGTACAACTGCATATTTTATCTTATCAAATTGTTCTTTAGGTAAAGAATTATAGAGATGATTGAGAAATCTATCCAAATCTTCTGGTTGATACTTAAATATTGCTTCTTCAGTACCAACTTCATACATTATATTTGGATTCTTACTCCAAATTTGTTTAATCATAGTATCAGTGATTGCTGCAGCAGATATAATATTAGTTGCAACTCTGAATGGATCAATATGAATTAGATCAAAGTGTTGAGCATCATTGTAAAAAGACTCCATTCCGTCGTCTTCAACCTGTCCTTGCCTCTCACCACCATGATCTCTACAAATAAGTACAGATGAATTCTTATCTTTAACGTATTTGGTGAATGATTCTGTGTTCCAATCATTTACATACCCACCAGAGAAATCAATTTGCCGTCTAGAAGGTATGAAACCAATAGAATGTTTGTGGTTAATAATACAATCAACCACATTTTTACTCATTGGACCAATATAATACTTTGGAAACCTCATTTATTAAGACTTAAGAATAAATTATACTTACCAAAGTAGTACAAAAACATATCAAGTGGATATTCATGCAATGGAGACATATTAATCCATATGATAGCAGTTAATATTTCGATGTTTTTAAAGTCTATATCCCAATATACTTCACAAAAATTACGTAAAACCTCCTTACAATCTAAAAATGACTTCTTAACGAACACATCACAACTGATGGTGTCGGAAGTATTGATTGAATATAGTTCCTTTGCCAAAACTTGGTGGTTTAGTACTAAATTATGGTTTAATTTTGCAATATCATACCTCATATCACCTGCATCAATACTTCCATTGAAGTCTTGTCGCCAATCAATCAGTGTAAATTCATCATCTTTGAGTAAAATGTTGTCTAAAATAAAATCTCCGTGAAATCCAGTGGGTTCTTCACCCATAATTTTATTAAAATCTACTAATTCAAGCATAGAATTGATATGAGGAACCGTAATTCCGTTAATATCATCCGTCTTATCGATGAGATTGTACTTATCAAGGAATTTATCCACTCTTAAAACTGTCTTGTCCCTATAAAAGGACAGTGCATTATTTTTAAATGATGTATCCTGCTTGTTTTTCCATAGATGATCAGTTGCCCAGTCCAATAAATGCCTAAAATCCTCTAAACTAATGCCATCAGCAAGTAAATGACCCTCAACATACTTGTATTTGTAGAAGTTTTCAGAACTTTCTACGATTGAAGGTACTAAATGCTTTAAATTTTGGGTTCTTGAGATTCTGTCGGAGCAAATCTTCTTATTTTCAAAGAATTTAATTACATGATTGTTCACAATAAAGATATTTTCATTATCCTTATCCAATACATTGATCGTTCCTTTTAGGACTGAGCGTGTTTTCTTTAAAGAATCCATATTTCCCATATCATACCACTCATCAGTAGTAAAAACCCTGAAGTTATCCATTTTACGGATGATATGACAGTCACTTAAATCGCTAGTTTTAACTGTATTGAGTATATCCCTACAATTTTGCCAGAATATTTGATAATCTTTGATACCAGATACCCCAACATACACATAATCAAAGTTTTGTTCACCTTTTTCATTGATAGAAACGATCCATCCATTCACACAGTTCACTGTCCTGTATGCCTGACTATTATCGCCTATACCGCCCATAGACCAGTTCGTAGTAAAATCTACCTTATCAATATAATTGCTGCCTAGAATGGTATCACAAGCGTGAAAGATGAAAGGACACTGTAGTTCCTCCTCACAATGAGAGATAGAATAGAGTAAACTACTTCCTTCACCCATATAATTATCAACTTCTACAAATTTTATTGATCTTTCTGGATGTGCAAGTGTTAGATACTGCTTTACATGCGATCCATAATGCCCTAGAGTTACAATAAACTCAATCTCTGAGGGATAAGATTCAATTATATGTGAAATTGTAGGTTTATCACCAATACGAACAAGACTTTTATTGGTAAACTTTGTTAGATTTCCTAATCTAGAACCTAATCCACTTGTAGTAAGTAATACTTTATACTCTTCCATACTTATCTTCCAACCTCACAATGTCATCTTCACCAAAATAAGTACCTAATTGTACTTCAATAAACACTACATCTTCAGTTCCATTGTTTATTGGTTGATGTTTACCTAATCTAGAGATGTTTATGGTATCTCCAACTCCATAATCCTTTAAAATATCATTATAACGCACAGTACAAACGCCCTTTACGATAATCCATACCTCACTTCTTTTATAATGATACTGATAACTAGGGGATTGACCAGGTTTAACAACGATCTTTTTAACCTTAGTATAATCTTCATCTAAAAGATTAGTATAAGATCCCCACGGTTTTGTAACTTCTTCCATATCTTCTTAGAGTTATAAACTATTATATCACATTCATAAGTATTTGCACATCGTAAAGATCGATTGCCCCAAATTAGAATTAGTATGAAATGTAGATTCATCATACTCCTGCATATAATGAATTGGAACACCATTCTCAATCAAACGATGATTTAATGCGTGTGTAATACCACCATTATCCTTCAGTTCATTTATACTCTTTACAAACCCATCCAAGTAATTCTGAGGGAATACAAAGAGATTATCATCACAATTACCTGATTGATGTTGAATAGGTATATTAAACTTAGAGTTGTCAATGTTTACCACATTATAAGACCTTAACCAACGTAAATCAGGTCGAGTAATTACGATCAAATCATATCGAGTTTCACGGTTGCTAATCATCCGAGCGAGGTTCCCGTGGTGCTCAAACTGTGCCTCCCAAGTCGAACGAGTTAGGAAACTTCCATCAATATAACCCCACTCTATCTTACCTAAATGCTTCCCATAAAGATCTCTAAGTTCCGTATCACAAATATTATAGGTACTAAAAAAGAAATCAATGTCCTCGAAGTAATCCAAAAACATTGATTTATGATTCTTTATGGTGCTCTCTACGAGACTTAGCGGTGAACTAAAACTGCCCTTATAAGCAATTGCTACTTTACTCATCTTCTAGTATCTCAAAACTAATTTCATTGGGATGCGGAGTACCTGTCTGATAGTACTCCAATGCAAAATCCTCCATTAAATCAAAGTATTCCATTTGACTTATATTCGTAAAGATTACTTTACCATCACGGAGGACGTTATACCGACTCGTCATCTCTATCTAAAAAAACATTTAAAGGATGATCAAAACTTAAACCAATCGATGTATCTGAATCTCTACGCTCAAGTTCTAATAAACATTGCATAGACAAATACCAGAGTTCCGCATTGGATTTCTCTGGCATATGTAACTTGACCCATCTCTTGATTGCTTGTGAGGATCTGCTAGCCATCTTAGATAACTCTTGTTTTCTCGTGACCAACTCTAATACGTGGATCGCACCAGATTTCAAAACCTGCTTCCTTTGCATCTAAGCAGAATGACACATCTTCTCCACACATATCCTGTACCTCACCCGATTCAAATACCTGCATCTTTGGAGCAAACCAAGGATAAGGTAGACCCTCGTGTTCAAATACACCATTCTTAATCAGTAACCAACCAAAACCAGTATAATCAACTGTAAATGGTTTTGTACGCTTTGTAATTGTATCACCTGTTTCGTGATTCATTACTCCACCATTTGTTCTGAAATCATCTTCCTCTAACCAATGTGCAACTGATGTTGTCTTACCATCTTCAGTCATATACCAACCAGCAGCAATATCTTGATCCATTAGAACCAACTGCCAGAACTTCTCACTATTGAAAACTATATCAGAATCAATCCATAGTTGCCAATCATACTTTAACTGCCCATCCCAAGGTTTCTGATTCGGACCTCTGAGAACATTCGCTCCTAAGCACTTACATCTTGCGAAGTTAACCATTGACGAATAATCTTGGGAGATCTGTATCGAAGCACCCGCTTGGACAAGATCAAAGCATAACTGTACAAAACTCTTTAAAAATGCATATGATACTCCACGACCAGGTAAACAGAATACTACTGTCTTACCTTTCACCATCTCCTTTGCCTTATCAAAATCCCATTCGGGTTCTTTCTTGACAATAGGAGATTTTGCTTTTACTGTAAAACCTTTTGCCATAACGTTGTGTAATTACTCACTTATCATACATCAATATAGTTATATTGTCAATATGATGAATCAATATATTGTTCATTGGGGATATCCGTAACTTCTGTATATGTTATCTCTTCCTTATAGTATGATCTGTATAGTCTTCCCCATATAACATCAAACTCCTCTTCATTCAAATCCTTAAACAAACAACGATCATTTAAGTATATGTGAAAGGTACTCATTCTGCTTCTTCAATACAAACAATATCTGAATCTTGTATCCAGTTTAATTCCATACCTTCATACCATCCCATATCATTGATTAACCACTCAGGTATCGTTATCTTATATTCATCTGTAACTGGATCAATCTCTATGGGGCAAATATTTTGGTCGGGATTTTTTCTCATTACAAGTATTCTCTTTTTGAATTATATATCATTTACGGTTTTCTCGCAAGTCGACTCTGTGGGCATTTTTATACTGGGAAAAAAAATTTGATATTGATCCTTATACTTATATCGCTTCCGTAACACTTTGTAGGTTAGGGTAGTTAGGCGTTTTTATATCGGGGCGGGGCGGCGAACCCCCACGGGCGGGGGCACTGCCAATACACGAACCCACTGTGTGCCAGTTAGGTCGCTGACCCCTGTCTCACCATTGCTCTGCGGTCTGACCTATACTGTGCTTTCGCTCTTGCGATTACACCGTCAAGGTCTTTGACCATGCACTTACCCAGACCCCGTGCCTTTGTGAAAGTCATGCCGCCGCCTGATGATGCTCTCAGAACTGCTCCCTTCACATTAGTGTCGGTTGCTCTTACTGTTCCGATTGCTTTTGCCATAGAGTTGCTTTGTTTGGTATACACTTATTATAAGGGGGTAAAGGAACGAATGGGGGAACCGTGTGCCAGTTCCCCAAGTGTCACAACTCTTAGAAGTTGTTACAGAATACGTACCCGTCCTCCGTGATGCTGTAGTCGTATGATAGAGCATAGTCCCAAGATGCTTGCCAGTCAATTTGCACCCAAGTTGGGAAGTCTCTCATACCATAGCAGTCGTCGACCAACTGTTCAGCGAAGTCAGCACCACTGTCATAGATGCCCTGATATGCCTCTTCAAAGTGCTCAACTGAGTCGATGTAAAAGTCCTCACAGAATGAGTCGACTGCGTCCTGATCGTACTCGTCACAGACTCTGCGGTACTCTCTGAAGTGCTCAAGGTCACAAGTTGAGTAGTTGCCAGAGTCAAGGAATTCTATTATCTGGTCTTTTGTGAAGTCGCCGTCCATAAGTCCAGAGACAAGGTCTTCTATCTCTTCGTCAAAGTCTGCGGGGTCTTCCTCCCACTCCTGCAAGGTGTCTTCCATCCATGCACGGAGTTCAAGGTCTGTGATGAATAAGGCGTTCTCTTTGCCTACCTGTGTGATTCTATATGGTAGCATTTTGTGCTCTTCAAGTGATAGGTGGTCACCGTTAGAGAATGATTTGATGTTGAGGAAAGTTTGAGTCATTGCTGCTCGTTTGTTTGGGATGTCTTTATTATGGCAGTTTTGAAGGGATCTGCCAACCCCTGAATTGTTAAGAAAATCAGTCTTTGTCGCTGATGTTCCAATACCCTGTAGGGTGTGACTTGAATTCCCAGTTTTGTTCCTGGAGACTTCTTAATGCTGCCATAACTGCTTTATCTTTTTTCGCTGCTTCGTTCATAAGAACAGCACCGCCAAATTCAGGAGTTAAGTCAGATTTAAAAGTCATTGGTTTCTTATTCATATTCTTATTATAAGCACAGATATTTGATAGTGGTGTGTCAGTTGTGCCAGTTTAAAAAGTGTCACAAGGTGGGATGACTTCTGTCGCTGCTGCCTTATAATAAGAGTAACAAACAAAGAGAGGTGCGGGGTAGCACTGATGACAAAAATCTTCGACACTCAGGGAGTCGTCTTTTTTTTATAAAAGACAAAAAAAGAGACTTATGTCTCTTTGTAGTGTCTGCCTGTGTCGCTCATTACATAACAAGCGGTCATCTCCCTGTCTTCGTGGGTTTGGATGTAGTGCAAGTCTTCCAATACGTGCAAGCAATTTAAAACACAGCGTCGGATGATTTGCCTTGTCGGTGTTGAAGCGAAGTCCTCAGTAAAAGGAGCGTATTCCTTAATGATTGAATTGACACAGCAGGAGACGTCGCTGCTGCCTATTTCATGAGCATCTGTGAAGTAGAAGTCCACGTTTGATTCAATGATTTCAAAAAGCATAACTGTTTTTGTTGTTGAACTTAGTATAGGAAAGAAAGGGAGGAATTAAACCTCCCTTGTGCCACTTTGTCTACTGGCACATAGCAAGGAATTTATCCATTGCCATAGTCTCTGCCATTCCTTTAGCATCTGCAAAAAATGGAGAATCCTCAGAAATTCCTATTTCCTCCAATGCCTCCTCGAATAATGTTTCAAGGATCTCAGTGTTTACAGGGTGGGACATAATTAAAAATCGGTGAGGGCGTTTCTTCGCCTTGTTGTTCTTATTGTAAACCCACTTTTGGTGGTTTGGGGCATTGGTTGTGCCACTTTATGAACTGGACTAATGTCCTGTTCATATTCTAAGATGGCATTGTAAACTGAAGGGTCAAGGGACTGCATTAGTAATCCGTGGTTGATTTTAAAAAGGTGTCAAAGTCTGTCTCTTGATCTTCTTGGATGCCCTCGTTTATGAGAGCATCTAAAGCAGAGTCAGCGTCGAATAAGAAGTCGTCCATTAGTTTGTAAGAATAAGTCCGTCAAAGTAT